ATTTAGAGATTTCGCTACACCGTATGACTGTGTTCAACACCTTGTTAACCAATGGTACAAGGATTACAGAGGTCATAAAGGTGTTAACCGAGCCACCTCTCGTGAAGAATGTGCACACCTCCTTAAAAAGGAAGGGTACGCTACTGATTCCGTGTATGCACAGAAGTTGATTCGGTTGATGGAGCAGAATGATTGAAGCCATTGTTACAGGAGCTATTACTCTTGTCCTTGGTGTTGGTGGAGGTGTTGTAGCTATTAGTGGACGTTCTAGTACACGTATGGATGAGATTGACAAGCGTATTGATTCTATTGAGTTACGTCTAGCTGAGAAGTACGTACCACGCCAAGAGTTAGCTTCTGCTCTTCAAAAGATGGAGGATCACATGATCCGCATCGAAAACAAATTAGATCAAATTGTATTGCGTAATGGCTAATGTAAAGAAGGCCACAGAGGATCAATTTAACGAACTACACTCCCTTATTACTAGTGAGTTCTTGAGTCGTATTAAATCGGGTGAAGCCTCTACTGCCGATTTAAAGGCGGCGTGTGATTGGCTATCCAAAAACGATATTAGCGGTGTTGCTGTTGAAGGTTCACCACTTGATAAATTGGCTAACCTTATGCCTCAGGTAGATCCTGAACTTGTCCAGCGGAGGCTTTATGGAAAGTCGTACATCTGAATACTACAAAAAGAATCCAGAAGCTCGCAAGAAACGCTTAGCACAACAGAAGCGTTATAACCGACAATCCTTACAAATCCGAAAACGTGTTGAACTTAACCGTGAAAACCACAAACGTGGAACTTATGGTAATGGTGATGGTAAAGATGTATCACACAAGAAAGATGGTTCAACAGTACTGGAAAAAGCTTCAACAAATCGAGCAAGGAATCGGTCTAAGAAATGACAGAACAAGCTTGCAGGCAATGTGGGCTCGTTCAACCAATCTCAAATTTTAGAACAGTCAACACAAAACATGGTCGGTACAGGACTTGTAAAACTTGCTGCAGAAAAAGGTCAAAAAATAACCCTGAGCAACTCGCTTTTTCATACTGGAAATCAAAGCTAAAAAGAGCCTACGGCCTTACTCCAGAAGATTACTATCAAATGTTGGAAGATCAGAATGGTTGTTGCGCCATTTGCGGTACAACTTGTCCTGGTGGGAATCGCCTTTACTTTTGTGTGGATCACTGTCATTGTACGGGCACCGTCAGAGGACTGCTCTGTTCTTCTTGCAACATTGGTATAGGAAATCTAAAAGACTCTAGGCGTTTACTGTACAATGCCCTTAAGTATCTAAATGGAAAACCCGCAAGTGATGATGCAGACGCTCCATGCGTTACGTTCCAGCGAAGCGAAAAGGATGTGGAGGGATTGGATTTTTGAACGAGATAAACATCAATGCGTCTATTGTGGTGCAACTGAAAACCTAACTATTGATCATTGCCGTCCTAAATCTAAAGGTGGGCAAACACTATCATCTAACTGTGTAACTGCTTGCCGATCTTGCAACAGGGCTAAAGGTAGTCGAAATTGGCTTTCATGGATGAGAGCTACGTTTGGGATCACATCCCGTGAACAACTTATTCTTCAACACATTAACTAATTATGGCTGAATCTAACCGCGAGCGTAAGCTTGGTATGAGAAGCAATACTCAATCTGACACTGGTCCTATTGGTCTACGGGGTAGGCGTAAAAAGAAAGAAGATGAACGCCGAGCTAAACCATCTGCTCTTAAAGGGCGTGTTAGCAGCACTGATGATATGAAATCACTGCGTAAAGCTCAAAATAAAGCTATTAAAGCTTACGACAAAAAGAAAGATACTGAAACGCCTGCACCTACTCCCACACCTGTACCACGTACATCTACCTCTGCTTCACAAGCTCCTAAGTCCTCTGCAGGTAAAGCCACGCCTAAGGCCTCTACAAGCCCCGGGAAGGCCTCTCCAGCTACTGAAACGTATAAAGAGGGCGGCAAGGGTCTTTACCAAGGTACTAAGGCCTACAGAGAGAAGATTGGTGGATCAGGTAATCCCCTATTGAATCGGTTCCGTGAAGATATGGGTCGTAGTGCTTCTACTGGTAAGACCCAAAAAGAAATGAAGAAGGATGTACGGCAAGCTGGTAAAGCTGCTGGTGAAAAGGTCAAGAACCTAGGTAAGTCTGGAGCATCGGTTGATCCTGGTTACACACCTTCTACTAAGATTACTGAGAACTACTCTGATAAAAAGCCTAGCAGCCAACCCTTTGAAACTCAACGGCGTTTGGATAAAGCTAAAGCTAGCCCTGCTGAAAAGCAAAAGCAACAAACTCAACAAAACCGTAAAGAGCAGACTAACAAAGTAGTGAAGTCTGGTTCTGCTATGTCACTTGCTGAGAAACTACGGAGGAAGCGTGTTGGACTCGACTGAACCTATGGTGATGAACCCAATGATAGCTGAACTTATTCCATTCATGAATCCTGAAGTCATTGAAGCTGAAAGCCTTTTTGACTTGATTGATGAGGATATGAACTATCCTGATTGGGATTAGTATATACAGCCACTTAAATAGTGGCTTTTATTATTATGGATCTTCTAAAAGAAACATTAAATCTTCCAGGAAGATTAAACCAATTTTTGACTCAACGAATCGAAGATAGTAACAAATTAGCTAAAGGCGTTTATACAGAAAGGACTCGCCCGATTGGAAGTCAAGCAACTCTAGAAGGTAGACCTGTATATTGGTCAGGTCAAAATTACGGTTGGCAATCTAAGGAGTCTTATCAAAAATTAAGCCAAGGTCCAGAGTTTAGGGGTGGCCACATTGCAGCATCTAGACTTCAAAGTGATATAAGTGCAACTGTTAATTACGCATTAAAGTCCCTACCAACGCCTGTTAAGCAAACGGCCAAAACAGTTGTTAAATCAATCCCTAAACCTGTTACGCAAGCATTGGAATCAGCTGTTAATGTCGCATCAAGTGCTAATGAAGCGTTATCTAAAGCTACCAATATTTCACCTATCATTACAGGAGAATTAGCTACTACAGTGGCTACTGCTGGAGCTGGTAAAATACTTGCAAATCCTTTAACAACTGCTTCAATGCGTTACGCTAAACTTCACGCATTACAGGCTGTTACTGGTAAACGTCAATATTTTCCTCCACTACCTACGGCAAGACAAGCTGTAGAAGATTTAATTCCTATGCTTCCGTCAAAGCCTAGAAACATTGGGGCTGCTGGTAATATAAAACGTGTTTCAATGTCAAATGTAGCAGCTGCTATTGGTGCAGATGCTGAAGATATAACACATTTGCTTAGTAAACCTTGGCATTCAACGTTAAAAAGTAAGTACCAACATATGCCTTTAAAGGATTTTGCATCAAATAAAGGTGGATGGTTGGATGAATTAATGAGTCGTGATCAAAAAATTGAGCAAGGTTTAGAAAAGTATACAAATCTTGGTATCCAAAAAGCTTCTAGTACTAGAAAAAGTCAAGTTCAAAGGCAAACATATGATGTGGCTACATTAAATCCACTTGACCCTGAACCTTTGATTTATGATAATAGATCAATTCGTACTAAAATTACTAAACTTGTCAACTCTGCAATGGGCACAGAATGGCATCACATTTTTGGTAATAAAGAAGCAGCTGAAACTTTGCTAACAGAAATTGCTCAAGACCCTTACATAACAATGAATTTAATGGTACACCTGAAGAAACTAAATTTACCAACTTCAGGTACACCCAGTAACATTGCTATGATGAAAAAGGTCCCTCACAACAAATTTCACCGTAGACTTGAGCAGATAAATCGTATTGAAAAATCAAATTTTGAAATTCAAGAGATGGCTAAAGCTGTTAGCGATGCAGTACTTGCTGGAGAGACTGACATTAACGAAATTTTCACACTATTAGAAGTTTACAAACGGTACAACGACTATCAGCGTAAACTAATGAAGTCTGAATATGGTGCGGAAATTGTGTCTGAATTAAAACCGCTTAAGAAGTTCTCCCAAACTCTTGGTCGTAAAGCACGTACTCCTAAAGTTAAATAGCATCAAAACTACATACCAATAAACACTAACTCGCTCTCAGAGGCGTCTACAAGCCCCAGGAAGGCGCCTCTTTATCCACTTAGGTATACTTTACCGTGAATGATGTTTTAAACGCCTTACAGGCCGATTTTAAGCTGTTTCTTCAAGCACTATGGCAGCAGTTAGACCTACCATCTCCTACTCGTGCTCAATACGCTATTGCTGATTACCTTCAACACGGTCCTAAGCGTTTACAAATTCAAGCATTCCGGGGAGTAGGTAAAAGTTGGATTACTGGAGCGTTCGTTTTGTGGACGCTCTTTAATGATCCTGAACGTAAGATCATGATTATCTCCGCTTCTAAGGAACGTGCTGATAACATGTCTATCTTCCTACAAAAGCTAATCATTGAGACACCATGGTTAACACACCTAAGACCTAAAAGTGATGAAGCTAGATGGTCTCGTATTAGCTTTGATGTAGCTTGTAGTCCCCACCAAGCACCATCCGTTAAGTCAGTTGGTATTACCGGACAACTAACTGGTTCTCGTGCTGACCTAATGATTCTTGATGACATCGAAGTACCTGGTAACTCGATGACTGAGATGATGAGGGAGAAACTATTGCAGTTATGTACTGAGGCTGAATCTATTCTTACACCAAAGAAAGATAGCCGTATTATGTACCTTGGTACCCCACAGACTACCTTTACCATCTATCGTAAGTTAGCTGAACGTAATTACAAGCCTTTTGTTTGGCCATCTCGTTACCCACGTAAGCTATCTAACTATGAAGGTCTACTAGCTCCTCAAATCCAAGAAGACATAGATAATGGTGCTGAACCTTGGACTGTAACAGACCCTGATCGCTTCTCTAATGATGACCTATTAGAACGTGAAGCATCAATGGGTCGTAGCAACTTTATGTTGCAGTTTATGTTGGATACATCCTTGAGTGATGCTGAAAAGTTTCCACTTAAGATGTCTGATCTTATTGTTACTAGTGTTAACCCAGCACAAGCACCTGATGCTATTGTCTGGTGTTCAGACCCCAGTAATGTTATTAAAGACCTACCAACTGTTGGTCTACCTGGTGATTACTTCTACTCACCAATGCAACTTCAAGGTGAATGGGGTCCATACACTGAAACGATCTGCTCCGTAGACCCAAGTGGTAGGGGTACAGATGAAACAGCAGCAACTTATATTTCACAAAAAAATGGCTTCCTTTATGTTCACGAAGTGAGAGCTTATAGAGACGGTTATTCTGATAACACACTACTTGATATTTTACGTGGTTGTAAAAAATACAACGTTACCAAACTTATTGTCGAAACAAACTTCGGTGATGGTATCGTCTGTGAACTCTTTAAAAAACACCTGCAACAAACTAAACAAGCAATAGACGTAGAAGAGGTACGGGCTAATGTACGTAAAGAAGACCGTATTATTGATACCCTTGAGCCTGTCCTTAATCAACATAAGCTTATTGTTAATAGGTCTGTGGTGGAATGGGACTTCAACTCGAATAAAGAAGCCCCACCAGAAACTAGACTCCTTTATATGCTGTTCTATCAGATGTCAAGGATGTGTAGGGAAAAAGGTGCCGTAAAACACGACGATAGACTAGACTCCCTAGCACAAGGTGTTAAATACTTTACAGATGCTTTAGCTATCTCAGCCTATGAAACTGTTAAACAAAGACGACAAGAAGATTGGCTAGATATGCAAGAAGCTTGGTTAGATGACCCCCAATCAGCAGCTAATCACATCGCTTTTGGAATGACTTTAGACCAACGTAGACAAGCAAGACAACTATCTGGTAAAAAGTCAGTCCCCACCTGGGTTTAGGGGCGGTCCCTGATGTTTAAGGGGGAAGAGAGGGTGGACTCGACCCCCGGAGGAGGAATAATCCAAGACAAACAAGTTGTCTTGTTCTTATTCCTCTTCTTTCTTTAATGAACAGTGAGGGAACAAAGACCAAAGACAAACACTCCCTCTTAGTTCATTCATCTACTTCACCTTCTTTTAACTACTGAGTACTACTCCTCTCGACCACAGCCGAAGGCGTGGGAGGATGTAGAGAATATACCACTACCACCACCTAACCCACCTATGTCAGTATCTCTAGTACACATCACTCCTAACGCTGAAGAACTTATTAGTTACATGGCTAGGGTATCTAACCCAGCTAATCAATCAAACACTGAGACCAGTGCTAAACTAATTAAGTATCTTATTGATCATCAACATTGGTCACCCTTTGAGATGGTTAACATGTGTGTAGAAATTAGTACAACAAGAAGTATAGCAGCACAGATCCTTCGTCACCGTAGCTTCTCCTTTCAGGAGTTTAGTCAACGGTATGCAGAAGTACCTATCCCGGCATCGTTACCAGAGCTTCGTAGACAAGATACAAAGAACCGACAGAATAGTATTGATGACCTAGATGAAGTAACAAAGAGAACCTTTGATTATCGTATTGGAACACTGTATGGTGATGCTTACCGTATCTATAAAGACATGGTAGCAGCTGGGATAGCTAAGGAATGTGCACGTGAAGTGTTACCACTAGCTACTCCAACTAAGTTGTACATGAATGGTACCGTTAGATCGTGGTTGCATTACTGTGATCTTAGGACTAGTAATGGTACTCAAAAAGAACATGCATTGCTTGCAGCACAAGTTCAAGACCTTCTCTACTTACATCTACCTAATGTGTCGGAAGCGATGTGGAACAAAAACTTAAATTAAATGAATTTCGTGTCTTGTATCGCTATTATCGACGGTACATAGGTTGGTATGATCACCTATTGCTTGGTCTACTGGTGTGGATTGAGTCAAAGGTGGTCTTTGAACGTACAACAAACACTGTTGATGAAGCGATTGAAGAGTTTAATACGCTTCAAGATGCTAGTGTGCCTGATTATGTTACTCCGGTCTACACAGAAAAGCCGTCAGAGACGTCTACAAGGCTCCCTGAGATGCGTTTAACTGCTCCTTGGTATAAGGAGAGGGTAGATAC